GGTTGCTGGATTTCTATTGAAGAAGGGAGTGACGAGTGGAGGCACCAGACTACAGACTTAGGTTTGTTGACCAGCATCTCGACTGCTGCCTTTGCGGCATACTCAGTCTTACCCGCACGGTTACCTCCCAGTATCAACAGTTCATCGCACTCCTCGAAAAGTTCCCTAGCTTCCTTCCAGGGGTCTAACTCAAAACCTGCATTGAGTGGATCAATTAAACTATGCGCTATCGCTTTCTCTCGTTTCTTAACGAGGTCAACCACATGATCAACACCATGCTTATCAACCAGTATCTTGATTACATCATCTTCAAGTATCGGTAAGTATGGGTGCGGAGTCTGTCTGAACTTCTGTTTCTGTTCCTCCATGTACTAAGCGTATATCTTAGTTGGTTCCCAAAATATACAATCATCAGCATGTTTTAGGTAAATAGTTTTTTCCTTAACACGCTCCCCCCGCTTAGTGAAATTTAACTCAAAGCAACCGTACTGTTCTCGGAGTACAGCAACTGCCCGAGCAAAATTGACTAGGTCGCTAGATCCAGTTGCTAAATAACTTAAATCCCTGTCTGACCAGTTTGACCTGGCATTTTTTTCAGTGGGTGGTTTCCCAGTGTGATGCATGGCAATGAATGTGGTGCCAAAGTGTTTTGCTAAACCACCAATGCCATGCCGCACAAATTCACTGACCGCTTGTTGGGATCTGACATCAGTTCCTATGTAGTGCAGAAGAGGGTCCATAATAAACAGGTCAGGTTCGTACACCTCCAGCACTCCCGTTGCCATGTCGATAAACTTCTGCCCAACATTATTGGGATCCGTTATGAACCGGCAGTTGCGGTTTACAGTTTCAAGTTGCTTCTCATCCAACCCTAGCTTTTTAACAATGCCCTGCACCTCTTCCGACAAGTCGCCCATGTCGTTTTCCGCTTGGACCAAGACAATCTTGAGGGGTCTAACTGGGTCCACTCCAAATGCGGATTTACCCAGACTCCAGAGGATGCTGGCTTGCATAATTAAGCTACTTTTGCCCAACCCACTTGCACCCACAATCATGCCGAAATGTCCCCGGCATAACCAACGATCTCCTAGCACGTTGTTAGGATCCGCAGCCGAGTCAAAGCTAAGTAACTGATTGAAGGAAAATGCTTGCCCCATGTTTTTGCACTGAACCGATTCCTGGTATGACTCCCATGATTCTGCACCATGATTTAACTTTAGCAACCGTTGTACTTTGCCCTCCCTTTTGACTCCCGGCAATCGGCTCAACCTGCCGGGGTTTTTGTTTTGTGTATCCAACCCAGGAAACTCCTCATAAACCTTGGCAACTCTTTCGTCGTATTGCTTGCGGTCCCTCGCATCTACCCGTACCCAAGCGTGAACACTTTTACCTCCCGAATAGATGATTGCCGTGATGGGCAGGTTAGTTGAAATAATCTTCTTATACTGATCTCCAACATCCCCCTCATCAAACTCGACCAAGCAATGACGGTATGCTGTTACATTGGCATCTTTTATTCCCCCGTCAATTGGGTTGATGCAGATCCATGCACCGGCATCGGTGCTCTCGAGTCTCTCACTGCACCCATTTAGGTTGTTGCGTTCTCGTATGTATCCGGTGCTTATGTTGGGTCCGACAACTATTCTGACCTTCTCCCCATCCTCAAATGCCGCACCCATAAGTTTGGGTATCGGATTCGTTATCCCAGCAGGTAAATTCATCTTCTTAAACTTTACAACTATTCCTCTTTTCTTTGTGGCAGATTCTCTTGCTGATCGAGTGAAAACCGACTGCATAGTTTTTGTGAACTCATGCGGTTCCAACCCGTCTTGCATTGCTCTGTTCTCAAGCAACCCCGTAGAGTCGGACATGGAAAAACCGCAGTCTCTTAACTGACATGCGGCTTTAAATAACGTGAAATTTCTTTGTCCTTCTTGTGCTCCTACTGCTAAATAATCACTCACTATCGTCGGCAGATTTCCATTCATCTCCTTCATCATCCTCTTCTTCGTCTTCTTCTTCGTATTCCTCTTCGTCTACTAATTCATATTCCTCCAAAACAGTCTCTGCCATTTTGCTCATGTAAGAATCAATTACGGTTCTTGTGGCAAAGCAAAACAGAACACCAGACATTGAAGCGAACGTCATATCAAACTCGTTCAGATATCGATCTACTAATGCTTCAAGGTCAGTTGCAAATGCTGTTTGTTGTTGTTTCTCGTCCAAATTAAAGAGGGGGGGCAGGTGCCCCCCTCCTTGAAATATTAAAAATTCTCCGCAGGAGAACTTGAAGGTTTTTCAGTGTGAATGCGCTTAACCTGGTTCCTTCGCTTGCCATTGTACTCATCAATCTCAATGTAAGCCCAAATTTTGTTACCGTGCATGTTGGAGCACAATTCATCGTTAACATCCACTTCCGCACCATCTTCAGCACCGGAAACTGCTTTAATGAGACTTTTCAGCTTCCAAACAGTCTTTTCAGTAAACATGAAATTGGACCACACAAAGTTACCGGAATCCTCTTCCCGAAACTGTATCGTAAGTTTGTCATCACCGTTCTGGGTTAGACCAAACTCATGGTCGATTATTTCTAATTGATAATCACCAGGCGCAAGCAGTTCGCGCTTCTGGGTATCCCTCTTCTCGTCTTTTGTAATCTTGATTACTGGCATTACTTTCTCCTTATGTATCTAGTATCTGGTTTGTTTTTGATGAGGCACTCTAAACGATTTGCAACCTCTCGGGATGCCTCTTTACCCGTGAGATTAAATTTCTTTTGATAAGTCTTAGTCAGTTTAGGAATGCTGACTGAACACGCTTTCAAGAACTCTTCCTGACTTAGTTCCATTCTCGCAAATGCGGCTGGAATATCTTGCACCTCAGATCCACCGGATCGGGTTGTAATCTTAATTCCCGGGACATCTTCTCCGTTCTTTAACACGGACTCGGACACCACCTTCTTTACCCCGGATATCCAATCCTCCAGGACTTTGCACAACTGGTATGCTTTGCCCTTGTCTTCAGGTGTTTTGAGTTGGGTGAAATCGTAATTCTGTAGCTCCGTTTCTGGGCTAATTTTCTCAAGTGCATTCATGGCAATCTTAGTAAGAGCAGGACAGTGACTATTGTGCTTACACCAAGAACAATAATCGTTGGGTTTAAGTATGTTGTTTTTCTTGTTGTAGGTGATTTGGTCAACGATCTCCCATGCTTCACTGTATGTAAGGATGTAAACATTCGCCCAACGCTTTTCGGTGTAAATTTCATGCACCTTAATTTCCTCAGTGCCCGTCTGCTGCATTCTGCCGGCGGCATAATATGCCATTTGTGCTCGGTACTCTCTAACCTGACCCGTTTTAAAATCTCCAAGTTGTTCTCCATCGTATAAATCGTTTGTTCCAAATGTTATCGGTTCTCCGTATTCATCATAAACGTGCACCATGTCCTCGCACCTAAGTGCTTCCATGTTAAAGTTGTCCAAGACGTACTTGTGTGCCCATTCAACTCCCGGCAGTTCATCGGGAGACACCGGGGAGGTTACTGGTTGCCCAGTAAGCAACTGCTCAAGGTGCTCATGTATTCGTGTGCCCTTGAGTGTTGCAGGCGAATCCTCCCCGGTGCTCGCGTAACCACCACACTTAACATGTGCTGGACCACTAGACGGGGGTCTAGTTGGATGATGCTGCATGTGCTTCAGCTTTCTCTTTAAAAGACTGAGGTCGTGCTATTACCTTCTTGGCATTAGCATCACTTACATTCTTCCAAGTTTGACCTTTCTTGATCCAGTTAAGTTCCATCAAGTAAAGGTTTGCCAGTTCCTCCCAGCCCTGAAACACATGCGCTAACTGAGATTTAGGAGCAACCTCAGTAGATTTAGTCACAACTTCTTTTTCTGCACTTTCGGGCAAATCTTCGCCGGCAAATATGTAGTGACCCAGACCGAACAGTGCCAACCCTTTCACAAGGCACCGCATCGTCGTGTCGCTTATCTGCCTTGAGTTAGGGTTGTTTATTGCATTGTTTCGGTTGTCCATGACCGGTAACCACATTTTTCGGAAAACTCCGTTAATATAAATTTTCACCCAAACAGTTGCTGATCCGTCTGGATGAATTTCATAAGGATACTTCTTTGTCTCGTTTGTTGGATCCGCAAAGTACATGACTTCAAATTGCGTATCTGCAAAGTGATCCATTACAATTCCCCATGCCCATGCCCATGACAGATAGGTTAACCCCATCTTTTTTTCTACATGCTTAGAACAATCTATTTTGCTCAGTACATCCCAAACTTCCTTGTGAGGTTCTATTTCTTTCTTTGTCTTCTTATCCATATTTCTAGTGTATCTGGTTTTCTTAACTGATCTATTCTTACTGCTTTAACTGGTGCGTAATTCCCATACTGCTGGGAAAAACATTTCTGGTTAAATTCATCTTTGGTTATCCATCCCATGATCTGGACAACATAGTAGTCGGTGCCAGGTGCGGTCATTACCGCAACATCCGCTCGCATCGGTTTGCTGAAGTACAACTCATTCTTAGTTGACCATTTGACATCAATCGTGGTGCCAAGCATTTCCATATCAACTCCATCATCACCTACCGTGTACCCTTCCGCTTGGAGATCGGCATTCAGGAACTTGCTTACCGCAACCTCTCCGAGGGCACCTTCGTAATTAAGCTGAACATCATCCTTGCGAGACACCCTGGCATTGCTGGTGCGGGTGCCAAACTTCATCATCTGACGAGTGATACCCAAAAACTTTGCACAAAGGATTTCTGCTGGAGACAACACGATTCTCGTCATATCGCTTGTTGGAGGAGTTTCGTAAAACTGTCCTCGTCCATGTAAAACCTCCACTGATGGTGGTTTCGCTTATGGGCTACTACCGCAATCTTGCCCTTGGCATCCCTGACTGCTTGGTCACATGCATCTGGTATTGAAAGTTTCTCTACATTCTTAACCTCAAACATGACCTTGTCATCCAGTTCATCGCACACTACATCCGCACCACCTAAACCGTTGTATTGGACTCCACGTTTCGCAGAGATCCACCCTCGATCCCGTAGCCAAGAGACAAACATGCGCTCCCCTCTTTTGCCTTTTTCCCTGGAGAATTTACCCATAAAATTATGCTACCAAGTTAGGTGAGACATGCATTGTCCTATTTACCATTTACCTGGAAATCTTGGCATTCTTTTGCCGGCAAAAGTCCACACGTTTCCGTCCTTTTTGATCGGGACCATCATGGGTTCTCCGTTTGCGGTGCGGATCCTGAAGTTCCTGTTGTGAGACACCCTGACCGATACATTCTCCCCGTTACTTCTCCTGCATAGGATTACTTTGTAATTAGGATAATTGTGCCGCACCACTGCTGCTTCTTCATGCTCAGACTCAACTTGCTTTGGTTCTTCAGCAGGTGCGTTGTTTAACTTAAACAAGTTCCGCATGTGCTGAACCCCGGATTGCGTGTAAACGATCTCGCGACCGTCCTTACGCCAATCGTCAGGAAAGCTCAGAGACTTCTTCCTTTCCTCGATCAGCAGTGTGCGGGAGATGCCAGTCTGCTCACTAAATGTTTTTTCTTTGATCAACCCTTCCATGCTGTTTCCGATTTGGTGTCCGAATAAGTGTCTGAGTTTTTAGTTTGCAGCATTGTTTAAACCCTTTGTTTATTCGTTATTTTGCGTCTGATTGCTGTCTGAAAAAGTGTCCGGTTTGGTTTCCGATTCTTGCGTTTCTGATAACTTGTTAATTTCAAACTCCTCCAATCGCTGAAGTCTTTCTAGGTCGCAGAACAGTGCCTGTTTCTTTTGCTGTATCAGTTCTAACGCTGAAGTTTTAGAATCGAGCAACATCCGAATTATTTCTGTTGTGTTGCAATTATTGATTTCCGCTAGTCTCTCAAGGGTATCCCTGTGTTTGCGACCCAATCTAAAATTAACTGTTCTTGTTTTTTCTTTCATTTTACCACTTTTATACCTAATGCCGTTCCTTGTAGTTCTGACATTTGCATTTGCAATTCTTCATCTATTGCCATTTCTGCATCTAAGTAAGGTTTGATATCTACACCTTCTTGTTCTTTAGCGTCCAGCCAATCAGAAAACCCGTTCGTTAAATCTATGTCGGTAATTGTGTGAACGGATTTTTCATCCAGTAATTTAGCAATGATGACCCTGCATATTTTCTCAATTGTTGTATTGTGTATCATTTAAATGATTGCCCCTCCCAGCCGGGAATCCCTAGCCGGCCAGGAGGGACTTGGTGGCGTCCAACCAACCTTAGTCATGAACATCGAGTCCAAAGGGAAGAACCAACAAGACCCTCTGAACCCGAATTTTCCCCCTTGATCCGCACTCACGGGAAGGGGGTCCGAGCAAAAACCGGTTACTGGTTTATACATGCTCGAAAATTTTAAACTTCGCCCTAATGAGGTCTGGATCCGCTTGCAAAGCACTGCACAACTCTTCCAAACCTCCATTGAACCAAAACGAAACCGCAGTTGTGAGAGTGTCAGGAGTGTACAGAAACTGATTAACATTTCTTCGCACAACCTTCTTACCCACAATGTAACCGTGCTTAACCGCATAATCGTAATCGATTGCTGCTTGCCGAATGAGCGATCCCATAAGTTCAAGGTATTCATCCATTACCGAGCACCTTCTCAACGCACTCTTCGACTACCTTAGTTAAAGTTTTTCCGGTATCCTTGACCTGCTTTTTGATTAACTCCATGACCTGAATAGTCGGTCTAAAGCTAATCGGTTTATCTCCGTACTTAGTCTTCACTGAAATTTAACCGGGAGATTTATGTAGTTTGAAACAAGCAATGTCTGATCATGCTCATTCATCGATAAATAATGTGCGGTAATCGCTTTGATTATGTCACTCACCGCAACCCCTTTTTTCTTAGCATCAAGTCTCAACTCCTCCTTATTGGCTTTGTGAATAAAAGCACCCACTAAACGCTTATTGCTGTCTCTCCTGTTTGCCATAAAAAATCGTACTCGCTTTTTGTAGTACGATTAAACACCTAGGTCAACCCCCTTTTAAAAAATAATTTGAAATAAATGTTACACTGCCGCACTTTGCCCCTGACATGGGCAGATCACCGGAACCACTCGGTCCTAAAGTCGGTAAAAACTTTAGGATATCCCCGTCCCTCGCTAAATACGTTGAAGCGTATGCTAAAGATCAAGGAACCACCTTTTCCGCACTAGTGGAGGAGTGTGTTCGCCGGCAAATAGGGGATATTATCTCTGAAATTCATACTGAGGATGCCGCACTCCGACCTGCTTGGGTGGAATTTCCTGGTGGTGCCATCTACCTCGACAAATGCATCCGGCTGCCAGGTAAGGGGATCTTCATACCTGAACCGCACCTCGCCAAACTGCCTACGAAAAAGCCCAAACTGGACAATATGGAAGATTCTTAAATTTTCCTATTGCACCACACTTTCGTACTCTGCTAAAACAACCCCTACGAGGTTCCAGAAGTTTCCGATCTGGAACATGCACCGCGATAGGGGTGCGAGTCGTGTAATCAATGCCGGCAATGTGTTTACGGAGCTTCACAACCGGGAAAGCGAGTCAAATCGCGGGAGAGGGCAAGTGCTCTGACGTAATGAGGTGATTCCCTCCTTCACCTAAAAGTCATCACGGGTGCATAAAGCGAAAACTTTACACCGAAGGGAACTAGATTACCGGCTTAGATAGGGTAAAAGCTCCGCTTTGCCCAAAGGGAACAAATATCTCATACTTCACTTACTTAAAGAAGGAGTAAGTATGTGCAGAAATACCCGGATTTATGAGAGTACTCATTCCCAACATCCTCACCGAGGAAGAAGCAACCAAGATCCTTTCTCTCTCCTACAACAGATCCATCACCATCTGGGATCAACCTCTCATCAACAACCTCCTCACCAAACTCTCCCCTCACCTCCCCCCCAACAAAACCATTAACCGCACCAAGCCCTCCTACTGGCGAGTGGAACGGGATTGGGACAGAGGTCATCAGTGGCACTATGACGGGTGCAAGAAAGAAGGAGACAAATTCATCCCAAACCACATGTCCTGGTGCGGCTATTCCGCATCCATACTCCTCACTCCCCCAGCCCAGTTCTCAGGGGGCACCTTTAAATTCGATAACCCTCCCCAGGAACACCGGGAAGACCACTACCTCTCAGCAGTCCTCTACTCTTCTGGTGCGGATAATGACCCCCAACTTCACATGGTTGAACCCTATACCGGAAATCGTGCGGTTCTGCTAATGTTCCTTGAAGTCAAATGAGAGACTACAAGAAAGAATACGCGAAATATCACTCCAAACCGGTGCAAAAAAAGAACCGTGCCGCCCGAAACGCCGCTAGACGCGCAATGACAAGGGCTGGTGCGGTATCCAAAGGGGACGGCAAGGATGTTCACCACAAAAACTCTAACCCGAGAGACAATCGGCGCAGTAACCTGCGGGTAACATCCCGCTCATATAACCGATCCAAGAAGTAGCAAAGAAAGGAGGTGAATTCACTTGAAACTGACTGCAAGCTGACCTAATTTAGCCGCTTCTGCTACGAGTGTGGTAGCTTTTAGCAGTCACAACTTGCCGCATCGGGTGGTTCCGGTGCGGCTTTTCTATGCCCCAGGTGGTCCCTCAACTACCTCCGTACTAATCCCCATTGGACCCGGGCTACCCACTGTCCCGTATTTAGGTGCCCTCGTAATCTTCACCCATTTACCATCCTGCTTCGCATACGCAACCCACGCATCTTCCCAACTAGATTGCCTGAATGTTAACGCAGACTCCATGTTCTCCCTGTTCATCGCCCGATACACCTCACGCGAATCCGCACCCTCAAACTCCTTAACTACCCTAATCACTTCCACTTCTTCCTACTCAACAACATACCAATCATCCCGTAATTCGCGACATCCTGGTATGTGTCATCTAAACTCTCATTGTTTATCCGCATCCCCGGCTCCCGCATCCTCTTCTCCAACAGGTGCCGCATCCGACTCACCTTGTCCTGCAACCGCACCTGGACCCCGATCTCCCCGGATATCCCAATATTACTACTCCCATAATCCTGCTGCTTGCGGTCAAACAACTGAATGCACTCCAGGGCAACCTTGATCACCTCTTTTCCCATATCAGTCTGAATCTTCAGACCTTCCTCGATTTGTCGTTGTAACTCGTTCATCGTACTACAGTCGCGTTTGCTAGATTTTGCGGGAGGGGGGATTCATCGTAGTGGACGGGCGTTTTTCGTCGAAGGCACCCCCCCCGCCCGGGGCATGATAGTAGGTCGAAAGTTGGCCAGGTGTTTGGCAAGCAATTGTCTTGAGCTTCATTCTTTAGGAAATAACGAGAACGGGGTCAGTTTTCGACTCACCTTGAGTGCAATTGAGTGCTTCAACCGGCTTCGCTTCCCTTATCGCGTCCCGGATAGCGTCCCGGATTGCGCCGGTATCTTCGCGCACTACCTGGACTCGTTGCGTGGGTTGTCCCATGGCGGTAAAGTATTTGTCTGTGCTCACTCCTGCTAGGATCGTTAACGATTTGTTATCCAACTCTCCCTCCTCCAGACGCTCAAGTATCTTCTCCCACGCTAAATTAGTGACACTCTCGAGCTTTTTGGTCAGGTCTTTCTTTATGTCCCAACCCTGGGCAGACAACCGCTCCCGAGCTTTCAATATCTGCCGGTCCGATACTTGAAACTCTGCCCGGATTTCCTTCCAGGTGTCCCCGTTGACTAGTGCCTGGCCGATTCCTTCAACGGTTTTCTTTGCAAGTTTCTTCTCCTCTGCCACGCAAAAACCTTAGCAAATAAGCGTATACGAAAAAAAGATTAAAAAATTTAGTACAAGTGCTTGACGGCACCACACTATCGTAATACGTTCTCCCCGGCACCTAACCAGTGCTTTTTGTTGTGACTACAAAACTACCACAAGCCCGGAGTTCCCGGGGCACCCGGGCGAAAGCTCAAGCCCCTAAATTACGTCTAAAGGTCCTGTCTGTTAACGCGGACGCGAAAACCAAAAAGGGAACGTCTTACAATTACTTGACGGCGATTCTCTACCTGGCCCCATCTGATGAAGCGGGGCGCGGAAACCTTTGCCCACATGCAAGCGAGGGGTGCCGGTCCGCTTGTCTGTTTACAGCGGGGCGGGGCAAGTTTTCCAATGTCCGCACGGCGCGTATCAACAAAACTCTGCGTTGGTTCGATGATCGCCGCGCGTTCCTGGCCGATATTGTTTCCGATATTGCGAAACTTGAAAGCTATTGCAAGCGGCACGGGTTCCGTCCTGCGGTCCGGTTGAACGGCACAAGCGATATCCCCTGGGAAAACGTCATTCTCCCGGACCATGGCGGCAACATCATGCAGGAATTCCCTGGGGTTCAATTCTATGATTACACAAAAAACAAGTATCGCGCATTAAAAGCGGCGCGGCAAAATCACCCGCTAGTTAATCCGACAAGTAAAAGAGTTTGGCCCGAGAATTACTCTCTGACGTTCTCCAGGGCAGAAGACAACGCCAGAGAGTGTGCCCAGGTACTCCGGGCCGGGGGCAATGTTGCTGCGGTTTATTCTCGGGAGTTGTTTGAACGGTTCGAATGGGACCGGAAAGGGGTTTCTGTGGGCTGGGAACACTTGGCAAGCAGTGGCTGGGCGAAAGATTTGGCAAACCGTCGCGCATTCAACGGGGACCAAACGGATCTCCGATTCCTGGACCCGTCTGGGGTGGTGGTCGCATTAAAAGCTAAAGGGGACGCTCGGGGCGATCGGTCCGGGTTCGTGATTAACTAAAAAAAGGAAAGAAGATTTAAATGGCTCATTTAGCATATATTAAAGACAAAAACGGGGATCTAGTAGACTATGAAGTCTATTGTTCCGACTATTGTGCTCAAGACTCAAAACTCTACAGCGGATGGAACGGGTGCCATGAAATAAGCGCAACCCAGCCGTGCAATGGGTGCGGGGAATTAGTCCAGGGATTAGACGAAGGGGGGACCAGTGCCACACGATAAAAGATTGAGTAAATGGGCCGGAGCATTTGCGGACGGGGTGTCTGTTGTGTTCCTGGTGGTTTTGATTTTGTGCTTCGAGTGGGTACTGCCCTGGATTGTGGGGGTGTTCCAATGACACTGCCCCCAGGAATTAAGCTCCGGGGCGGCAAGTTGTCTTGTCAAATTCAACTCCCATCCGGGCGGACCTGGAGAACGCTACCCACGGCGGACCCGGTCCAAGCGGCGGCACTGAAAAACCTGGCGCAACAAAAAGCTTTGCAGGGCATCGACTACCTCGGGGGGGTGGTCGATGATAGTAGCGTTGACGATACTCAATTCCTTCGACCGGTGCATCGACCCGCAGGTGCCCCAGGTGGTTTGGAGATGTTTACCGGCAGCACTGGGTGCACCATAGAATTACGCCAGGTGTTCAACCAGTACCTCGCAGCCGGTGCCCCGGATTCCTATGACATGCCGGCACCCGAGCAGAAATTCAAACTGATCGAGCGTCGAATACGCAACCTTCGACCCATATTCGACCCCATCCGGTTCAATCAATTGCAGGTGGTGCACTGCAAGCACCACAAGCGGCATCGTGTCGCACAAATCACTGCGGGACCAAGGGGTGCGAAAGGAGGCACCAGGACCGTAGAGACTGAACTGACGCAATTGAGCGTGGTCCTGACCTGGGCATGCCAAGAGGGGTTAATTCCGTTCAATCCGTTGCATAAAACAAAACCGAAATTTAGACGGGAAAGCGAGGTACAACATTGCACTGAATTTATGCCCAGAGATGCGGAGACGTTTCACAACCTGGCCCGGAAGGCGTTTCAATCGACCCGCAGCGAGGTGTTTGGTTGGCAGATCCTTTTGGAGGGAATCACTGGGTGCCGCACCCATGAGATCACTAAGTTGCCGCGACATGCGGAAAACGGTCAACCTGGGTACTTCGACGAGAAACGCTTGTACATAAAGAGGGGCAAGGGTGGTCGCTTTAATTTCATCCAAATGACCCCATATTTGCACCAGGTGCTCGTTTTATGCCGGCAGTGGGGTGATATGATGTTTCCGCACTCAAAACACCTCCTACCGGGCCGTGACGGCATCAGTGTGGTCAGTAACACCGGCTTGGCTCATTGGCTCAAGCGTCAGCATGAGAAATACGGTGAGAAGAAATACACTTCTCACGGCATGCGAGCATTCTTTGTGCGGGTGATGCGGTCCCAGGGCATTGCTGGCTTGGAGGAGAATGGACAGTCCATCGACGAGGAGATCGCAAAGCGACTCGGGCATGCACCTGGTACTGGTGCGACACTGGTGCAGAAAACCTACGGTGAGAATGAGTCGGGATGGTGCGGTGGTAAGGAACTAGATTTTATCCCCAAAAAGGATGCTCCTGCTTGGGTGGTAATGGAGAAAAGAATAACCAAAAACAGAAAGGAAAATAAGTTGTGACTGATACAGATATTGAAATGACCAGGTGCGCGGATGTTGCCAAGGGATTGGCGAATGCGCGTAAGAACGGAGTGTGCTCCCATGAGAGCAGGACTCAAATTGCTAGATGGAAAAAGCATTGGCCCGAGGAGTGGCAGTGCGACGATTGCGACAAGGTAGGAACTTGGGAGTCCCTGGAAGAGGACCGGCGCGAAGTATTAATTGAGTGGACATGAAAATAGCACTAACACTCGCAGCCCTAGTGGGCTTGGCACTGGCATCGACCAGTAAGAAAACCGTGAATGCTTCCTGGTATGGACCAAAGTACGATGGAAGACCTACAGCATCCGGTGCAATCTTCGACCACCGAAAACTCACATGCGCGTCCTGGGATTATCCGCTTGGGACAAAACTGCGGCTCAGACATGGACCTCGGTTTGTAATCGTAGAAGTGAATGATCGTGGTCCCGCAAAGCATCTGCTGGGGACTAGACAAATTGACCTCAGTTTGGGAGCTTACCGGCGTTTGGCAGATCCAGATTCCGGTATCATAAAGAATGTAGAAATAACTGTAATAAAATGAGTAAAACTTACACCACCAAGTGCGGCAGGTTTGAAGTGGGCTACATAGCAACCCCGGATGACATGGCAGGGAAACTTGAACCATTTTCCCCGTGCTGGAATGTTCAGTATTTGGCGGACGGCACTCAGGAATTCTTTGACACTGAAGAGGAGTGCAAAGCGTGGATCAAGGAGTGGGACGAGATTTGATAAGATCCGAATTTCGACCGACACAAGGGGCACCTGCGGGTGCCCTTTTTACTACGATGCACTCAAATTGCACTCAAGATGCACTCAGGAAGAAAAAAAATGGTACCCCGACTAGGATTTGAACCTAGAACCAATTGATTAAGAGTTAGTTGCCCAAATCAGACTTAATGTATTACAGGGGTTTTTGGGCAATATCCTCGTCGGATACCGTGCACTGCACTCAAAGAGCACTCAACGTGCGCGGGTCTTTTCTCGTAATTTTTTGGCCAGGTCAATATCAAATCTCTGCACCCCAATTGCCGCACACTCGCGTTCAGATCTAGTCGCTTTAGGGTCAGCTAAAACTTTGGTAGCATGCTTCGACCACCAGATTCGATTCTTATGACGCTCGATCCAATAGCTCAAGGAGTGCTAGGGTATCGTGCGAAAAGTTTTGACTTAGCTTTTGAACGCTCTTCTTTCACGATTTTATCGACCTGCAATTTTACCATTTCAGAGGGTAGTTGGTCGTAAAGTTGCCGCTGCCCATAGATCTCAGTCTTGATTCTAGCTCGGATCTGTTCACCTGACATCTTGATGTAATCGTAAAACTCGTCAGGTTCCATGTCTCGACCGAATAGGTTCACCGTACTGTTCTTATTTGGAAAGCTAGGGAACGCACCTCTTTCGACCAGGTAGCGCAATTCCTCGGATGCCCTGGGGGTTGACCAGTATCGGTCACTGACATGCATTTCGACCGGTTCCCCGAGCACGTTGAGAGTGGGCTTGTTTACTCTTCGCACAAACGGAATCTGAGAGTACAGCATGGTTTCAATATCGATGCCGTCATACCGTGTGGGATCGTTGAGCCGGTCGATGTCCCGCAGGAGTCCACCAAAGGGGACCACCGCACCAGTGATTGTGCGGGATGCTTGTTGTGAGATTACTTTGGTTGCCGTGTCCCCTGACATCTTCTGGTTAATTCCAGCCGCTGCCGCTTGGATGCCCTTGAGGAACGAGTTCTCCGTGATTACGCCGGCAGTGTAGGTCAGTGACAATGCCAACCTGGACATCAACTCATCGTCTTGTGCTCCGTTGTAACGGTGCCCATCCAGAAATGACCCAATGACCGCAAACGGGATTGCCATGACGGTATCTTTGTAGGGGATGTAGGTGTCATTAATTTTGATGGAATACGGTAGGGCACCGGTTGCTCGCCATGTCTTGTTCTTCCCGTAGTCCCGAGGACCGGTGCCATAAACCATGAACCAGGGATCCTCATCATCCTTCATCGACCATGCCAATCCCCCGACTGCGGTCATGGCAACCATCCCCAGCGTAGACTTGGCAAACTGATCACCCATCTGGTCCTTTCGGGTGTTTGAATCCTCGGAAAGTGGCTTGCCGTAGAGTTCACCCTTGCGCTTGGCTTGCCGGGATCTTGCATACCCTACTGGGGGGAAGTAGTTAAGTGACTCATTGGTCACGTTGCTGACTATGTTTACAAATGGCGCAAATACCCGGAACAATGGGATTTGTGCATTTAACTGGTTAACCCGTTCAGCAATGATTCCCAGTACACCATACGGTTTGTTGCTGTAAATGACTCTCAGCGCATATTCCTTTGCCTCTTCAGGTTGCGGTCTTCCCTCTTCCATCAGTTCAGCAATTCTTCTGCGACGATCCAGACCCTTGAGTCCCTCCTTGTCCGCTTGAATTGTTGCCTTCTCCCGTGCGGCTGCGGTGTTGTTTAGGATCTCATTGGTTGCCCTAGCCAACGCTCTCCCTTTTAAATTCTTCTCCTTGGCAACATTGCGAGCAATCACTGCCGCTCGCATCTCCTCTGCTGTCTTAAAGAACAGCATATCCCCCGCAGCTAATCCTCGACCCACAAACTTGAGGTAGCTCAACGGATTAAATTTACCCCCTCTAAACTTCTCAATCAGTTCCAGGTTTCTGGCTTGCTCAAACTTCTCCAAGCGAGTGCCGGTAATCAAACCAGACTCAAGCACCTCCCTGCCCTCGCTCAATCCCTTACGCATGCCCCGAGCCAGACCCTTGATCATAACCCCGAGATCCCCAGGTTTGCGGATGAATTGCGTGATAGTATGTGCCATGAGGTTCATCGTGGAACCTAGCAAGTTGATCGTCTGGGTGGACAAACCGGACAACACGTTGGCAAACCAGAAATCCCAGAAAAGGTCAGCAAGTCCGAAATTTTGCTGACCCTTCAGGAAGTTCATTAATTTAATTGCTTCGCGTTGCTTCTGAAACCCTTCTGGTTTTGACTCAATGACCCTCGCTTTTTCGACAATTCTTTTCTTCAACGCATCCGTCATCACGGGGATGTCGAGACGCTTCGCTAGTTCCTCGTCGAACTTGCTATCGCTGAAGGCACCGAGGTTCGACCACTCTATGATCTTCTGGTACTTACTCTTAATTGCTGCTGGGATCACCTTGCCATCGGTGCGGTTCAACTTGTTGAGTGCTGCTTTCTTCCTCTTGGTCGCTAGTTCGTTGTAGCGTTTATTCAGCATGTCCGACAGGAGTTCAGCTTCCTTACCGACTAAACCTGTCCGGGCAATGATGTCATCGATGACCTTTGTCCTAGCTTCATTCTGCCCTTCTCTGTTTTGCCGCACCACCTTGTCCAGGTTCTGCTCTAGCCGCACCATCGCGGACCGAATAGCCCGATCCATCGTGCTTGCCGCAAACGGCATCGGAGTGCCGTCCTTGAAGACCTGGTCGAGTTGGGCAATCTGTTCAGGTGTCAGGTTATCCTGCTCCCGTAGTTCCTGCTGAGTTTCGAGCCAGACTTGTTCGTACTTCTCTAAATTAGATATCCCCTCCGCAAGCACCTGTTCATCGGTGAGTTTGTCAATGGATCCCTGCCTCTCGGGTCTGAGGGATTTCATCTGTTTGCGAAGGTTGTTACTGAGTCTTTGGGAGAACTTCTGCAACGGTGCGGATGCATTCTTCTTTGTTGCAGGATTCACTGCTCTGGTCAGTGCGGCTACAATCTCGTTCTTGTAGCGTTTCCATAAGGGCATCTTTTTGAGGATCTGCTTCATGCGCTTCTTCACCTCACCGGTAACCTTGGCATGTGTCCTCTTGTACTTAGCTTCGATTCTTCGACCCTCCCTTGCCGCAGTCTTAGAATCCATTCCCGATCCCTCTAGTTTTTGAGCGAGAGGAGTGTTGTCTGGTTTCTCATAGTGTTTTCGCACTATTTCAGATGTCTCAGGTTTCTCTTCTTTAGCAACCAATTCCCCTACCTGCTTCCTTGTTGCGTCCTTCACCTTGGGGTCACTGCCAATCAGCTTATCTTGAGTCTCGTTAATGACCTCGTTAACCACCTGTTCCTCGGTGTCTCTTAGAGTATCCCGAACTCTCCTAAATGCATCCTGGGCATCCTTAACCTTCTTGCCCGCAATCTTCTCAAACGCTCGCCCTGCATACTTCAGCATCCCTCCCACACTGAGCCGGCTGAAGTGACTAAACGCTTGCAGGAATTGTCCCGCATTCGTTGACGCTTCATTGATGCGTTCCATCAACGCAATCTGCTGATCAACTCTCTGATCTGTTCGCGCTTGATCTCCCGCAGCTTGTGCATCTTTCTCGTCGTTGCGAAGTGCCTGAAGAACCTCCGCTTGATAAACGGTCTTTGCCGGTGCCGGCATGTTGTCCCCAGTGTCCAGTGCGGTAGTAGTTGCCGCATCGAGTCCCTTTTCCTCGATATCTCTCTGAGCATATTCAGCGTCTGTTTCGTTGCTTCTTTTTTCGTATCCTACATTTGAAACACCACCGAGCACCTTGTCTGAGATATCGGCATTGGCAAACTTTGCCGCACGGTTGCGGAGGTTGTTGTTCCCGAGTGCTGCATTCACCTCGGGCGGCAGCATGTCCAGGGTAGTGGGAGTCTCGTTGTCAGCATCATCCCATGCGGCAACCACCGCATCGCTCATCTCTAATCCATTCTCACCTGCCCACTGTTCTAAAGTCTTACCCTGCTTCTTCGCCAACCGAGCATACTTGTGCAATGCATTGAAAGTATCCTGGTTCTGAGGCATGCTATCGATATCCGGTTGCTCTGCGGCTTGCTCCGTAGCACGTTGAACATCTTCCTTTGCTGCTTGCTCTTGTTGCTCGGGTGTTGGGTCTGGCAATGCCGAGACAACGTCTGGAGCATCTTCCTTTGGATCGGGTGCGGAAGCGTCATCCTGTTTTGCTTCCTCTTGTTTAACTTCTTCCTCTTTCTTACTTGGTGCTGGCGTTGGTTCAGGGGTTGTCTCAACTGACTCTGCTTGGGCTTGGTTAACCTCTGCCTCTTTTTGTTCAACGTCAGGTAATGGTTTCTCTACCTGGTCAAGCACCTCGTCCAAAGAAGTCTCGGCATCAACACTTTCCTCGACCTCAAAAGAATCAACCGTCCTCCAGTTCCCTTCCATGTTGTCCGGGAGTTTCGGTTGGGGGACATCGATGCCCTTGGTCTTCTCCATGTAACCAACACCAATCTCCAGGACGCTAGTCGGTCCCTCACCAAAAATCTCACCAACAACTCCAGGGGCACTGATCTCCTCATCCAGCACTAGGGACTTGGATATCTCTCCAGCCGCACCACCTGCACCTTGAGTGACAAACTCCTTGGCACCTGCAACCGCTTTGCTTGTTCCTTTCTTCTTAGCACCTGCTAGGAATCGACCACCGAGTCTTGCGGTGAACATGTCGAACAACGCAACGGGAATACCTCCCTTGATTGCTTTGGTGCGAAGATCCCCCATTACCTTGGGGTCGCTGAATCCGTCTTCTAATGCTTTTGCATTGGTTACATCTACACCCTGCTCCTTTAGACCAGATAGAATGATGTTGCTGTATTCCAATGCTAGTGCGGCATCGCCAAAACTAGCAGTAAGTCCCCAACTGGCACCCGTTAAAGCACCTGGTGCCGCACCAGCACCCAAAGCAGTGGCACCTACCCCCGCGCCAATAGCTGCACCCGCTGCCACGCGAGCAGGTGCCCTCTCGACTACTGACGGGATGTAGGATCCCATTGACTCGGCAACTAACTCTAAAAGAGTGCCGCCATAGTCATGGGCAAATAGGTTCTTAACCGCTTCACCAAAACCTTCAGACTGATAAAACTCCTGGAGTCCCTTGCCCATCGGCAGGTTTTCCTGGATTGCCGCTGATGTTGCTATGTCAGCGAAATCGGATTTGTCTGGGTCACCGTATTGATCAATCTCAGTCTGCTGGTATCCCTGGTAACCCCTATACAGTGCATTGGCGATACGATCCCAGAACCCTGGACCTTCTGCCTCCTCCTTGGCACGTTGAGCGTCCTCCCGCTTGACCGTTTCTCTCATTTGCTTCTCATAAGCATTGGGATCGGTCATGGGATCACCAGGGGTCATAAACCCAGAGGTTGTTATTATTTCTCTGGCTTGGTCTTTAGTTAAATCTCCTTTGCGGTATGCACTCTTTACCGCATCAAAGTCTTCATATTTAGGTGCCTCGGGCATTTAGTCTTTATCAAGTTCGTCACCTATGGGATCGTCAGACGTAGTCTGCATAGCGATTGCTGAATCTATTGGAATACGAGTATCCCAAGAGGAACCAAGTTCTGCTGGTTTGAATACTTTGGTTTTAGAATCAAAAACAACATGGGTTGTTCCTTGGTTTTTAAGGGCTTTTAGGGAAGCGCGGTTCATTGATTTCATTTGCTTAACCATTTCCACCCCTACCTTTAGCGCATCTTCTTGAGTTGGTAATTTAACTTGACCAGTGCGTTTGTTTAACTTGCCCGTCACTCCCCCGATAGTCATGTCCTCAAAATCTTCTCCAGAAAATTCCGGGTCTGTTTTAGGTGCTGCCATCATCGACTTACCTAAACTGTAAGCTACTGGATTGCCGGCATCATCGCGGTGCACCTTGAATTGTTCACCCATCAA